TCCCATACATACTAAGTTTACCTTCATGTAAACTTATAGGTACTAAGCCCTAGTTTTAGTCAAATGTTAAAGTATTTCCCACTATTAATAATCTTATTAACCCCTGCTGTCAAAGCCGATATCTATCATTCTATCAGCTCATCCGTAAAATTAGAGGTTTCAGCAGCAGCAACCGCTGCGGACCGTATTGGTAACTCTATGAGCATAAGTGGCTCTGGGGTCAATACTACCGATGGTACAACAACAGGTAGTCTCGGAGGTCTAGGAACAGCCACAAATGGCGTAAACTCATATACCCCTATTACAGCAAGCCAGCTTACAGACGGGGATGCGTTCGCATTTAGTTCTAGTTATACTGCTGGAGACACTGTAGCTACAAGTTTAACGGTAGGAGAGACAAGTCCCTTTGGAGATCTTACAAGCACAGCAGCTGGTGTAGCAGGCACATTAGCAGGTACTATTGACACTAAAAATGACATTACAATAACAGCAGGAGGAGCAGGTACTTCGGTAACTGGACAATTTGTAGTTGGACTTACCTTAGACTAGTGAAACGGTTATTTTTACTGTTTATAATTTTATCTGCCCCTTTAAAAGCTTCACCAATTACTGGAGCCTTTACAACTGGGACTATGAATTCTACTACTACAACACAGCAAACTATAGTTGAATCGGTGGTTTCAAAAGACTATAATTCAGGATATACCTACAGTATTTCAGGTACTGGCGTAGAACTGCAAGATAGCGGTAGTATGATACCAAGTGCTGTTCAAACTAATGGAACTACAGATGGAGTTAGTTATTCATGGACTGGTTTAGATTTCAGTACAAAACCAACCTTCAAACAGACAGAAAACGGAGCCCCCTTTCAACTAAGCGAACATTATTCTGGACCAGGGCTCTCCAATGTCACAACTATAAATCGCCAAATAACCGTAGAAAGTACAACAGTCACACAATCAATTTTTCAAAAATAGCTTTAGTTTTATTGCTTTCTCCTACATCTGTATTAGCTAATGCAGTAAGTCAATCAAATACTGGAAGTGTTACAAATCAAAATTATAATGTCAATAATGGGAGTTTTCACACCAATCAAATGGGTGGAAATATAGTCTGTCAGGGAGCTATGATGAACGTCACTCCCTTTTCAACATTTAACACAAATTTTCAAAAACCTTTCTCACATTTTTATGAAACACCAGTCTACGACCCAACAGATATAGAGGGTGATTTTGATGATGACGGTAATCCCATAGGAGATGGAACTCCTGATAATCCTGGAGATATTTTATACTATCAACGAAATTATTCAGGTACTAACAAGGATACCTACGCTCTTGGAACAGGTATTACTTTAAATTTTTCTATACCTTTAGATCGAGAACTAGGCAGGCAATGTAAAGCTGCAGCTCAAACTCAAATTAATATTCAAAAACAAAAACTTAAAAATTTAGAATTAGAATGGCATGTTGCTAGGGTAAAACATTGTGGTGAGTTAATGCAAAAGGGCATAAACGTAAAAAAAGGAACGGTCTTTCATTCTGTCTGTGCTGATGTTTATCTTACCCCTCAGCCTAATCAGATTGAGAAGCATTATCATTCTTTTTCTTCCGAGAAGAAGTAATTTTTTTCACAATATTCTTAGTAAGTCCTTTAATAATATTTACTAAAACAGGACTGGTTGCTGCTATTGAGGCTATTATTATCGTGTTTATGACTAGGGTTGGCTCTGGAAGCCACTGGTCAACATATTCCACATCTTCCCAAATGGTCAAACATTCTGTTTTTGACTCATTATAACGAAATTCCTTAACTCTTTCTAAGCGTTTTTCATTGGCAAACGAGCCCACTCTTAATTTTGAATTAGGATCTGGACAGGGAGGAAAAAATATATTTTTTTCTTTTTTTTCTGGAATTTTTGTTTCTTTTCCTTCTTTTATTATTACTGGTTCTTCTGTCTTTTTTTCTTTTTTTATATCATTAGAATAAATCATTTTAGATCTATTAAATTCTAAAGGCATAATTTCTGGTAATTCACCCCAAGGACAGCTCCAAAAAGACCCTCTAGGATCATCATTTATAAGATTAGAATTTTTATCCGCATCACGATGAGTTTTATAGCAACCTGGAAGCATCAACGATGGTTCACTAAAAGCAGGATGAACTACGTAATCTCCAAATATTCTTACTGGTTCTATAACTTGAACAGGTATATGAGGTATAGATATATCAGGTACGTCTATAACTGGGATAGTCATTTAAACGGTATTGATACTCCTGTTTTAGTTGGTAACTCATTTTCTATTGCTTTTGGAAGTACATTTTGTATGTCTTCCATGATTTTATTTTTGATTAATTTTTCAAAATTATTACTAGTTAGATATCTATAACCATAGATACCAGCTCCTATTATTGTTAAAGTAAGAATTCCTGAAGCTACAGCGATAGCATTAAAAATTTTTTGCATTTTTTTTAAGTATTTAATTAAATTTTACTAAATTGATATGTCTCATGCAACAGTACATATTAAGTAGAGCTAGTAACTGTCTCCCACGCAGAGCCATTGTATACCTGTAATTTATTTAATGATGTGTTATAGATAAATGCCCCAGAAACTAATCCTGTTAAATTACCTCTTTGTGTCGTAGTAATCTTTGGAGGAACCATAAATCTTGTAGTAACAGCATTAACTCCTGAAAAATCTGGTGCAATTTTTGATCCTGCTATTCCAGCACTATTACTTATTTTTGCGTTTGTTATAACTTGGTCAGCTACAGTTGCAGTATTTATTCCTGCTCCTAAAAGCAACCCAAAAAAGTCTAAACCTGCGGTAGGTGCAGTAGTAAAGGTTATAGTACTTGCAGCAATCGTGTAATCAGTTCCAGGATTTTGTATTACGCCACCAAGAGACACAATAATATTATTCGCACTTTCTGGGCTAACATTTACTGAAGAGACTTGTAGAGTAAATGCAGTTGCATTACCATTGAAACCACTTGATATGTCATCAACTTCTCTATTCTGACCTGGTACAGGTTCTGCTCCTATGTATGCCATCTAAATAACTAATTTTGATATATCTAGTTTAAAATGGCTAATTTTACCAAGGAACTCCACTGGAAGAACTTGGTGTTTTAGATTCTGTGATCTGTGCAGCAATAGATGTTTCTATAGTAGTTACTTCATCAGCACCTAAAGCATCTTTGGCCCAAGCTACAGCATTATCTTTAGTGATAGAAGCATAAGCAGTAAACGATCCACTGTCAGCTTCAGCAAGTCCTACAGAACCATAAGCAGATCCACTATGCACTACAGCAGAATCACCACTACCTACAGTTTCAGAATCATTAGCAGTCCAATGAACAGTGGTTACAACGTCAGATAAACTTCCTACAGTTTTTGTTGCATCTAAAGAAACGACATTCCAAGTTACAGCCATTATTTTAAAAATTTAAATATATAAATATTTTAAGTTAACTAATTTTAAGCAGCCTCCAATGCAGCTACTTTTGTTTCCAATACTTCAATTTTAGCAACAGCTTCCTGTAATGCAGCAGTAAGTAAAGGTACAAGTTTACTTTGATCTATCCCTTGATGAATAGGATTGTTGTCTTTATCAACTGCATCTTTTGTACCTGATATTGCTTCTGGTACTGCTGTTACTTCATGGGCAAAGAATCCATCAAGAGTTGTAGAAGCATCTGCTTTGAAATTAAATCTATATGGCTTCAATGTTTTTAATCTTGTAATACCGTCAGAAATTGCAACTGCATTTTCTTTTAATCTATAGTCAGAACTTGTATTAAAAGCTGTACTAGTGCCATTAGTCTGAATACTTCCAACAATACCATTTTGATTTCCAAAATCAAGATGAGTTTGGGTAGATTGGACAGCAGTACGTGTACTAATTCCGTGCCCTGAAGAATTAAGAGCTAAATTTATTGTTCCACTACCATCTTCATTAGTTCTAGATATTAATATTTTTCCGTTTGTCAATACTCGGAGCCTTTCCGAACCACCAGCAAAGACAGCAACATTATTGCCAGTTGCACCAATAAGTTCTAATTGATTATTATCGTGTGAATATGCAATTTGAGCTTTTGTAGTTCCAGATTCATTAAACACAAATCTACAAGCACTACTAGTAGCAGTTGTGTTAATTTCTAATGCTGTTTCACTATCAGAACCTCTTTCAATGCTTAATATTCCAGCCGAACTTAATTTCATCCTCTCAGTCAAGCCCGAAACAGTACTTGAATCCGCACCAAGATAGAATCTAAGGTCAGAACTAGCTGCCATCCCAATAGCAGATTCAAACTTACCTGAACCAGATCTTTGGAACGCAATAGAAGGTGCATCATTAGCAGAAACAGTTAATTGAGCATCAGTAAGTGGAGATGTTGTACCTATACCTACATTTCCAGATGAATTTATACGCATCTTTTCAGTCTCAGAATTATTACTACCTGATGAATTTGTATTAAAAGTTAAACCTACTGCATTTGCTACATTGCCTTCTTGTAAAGCTCTAATTGAACAAACTTTTTCACCACCAGCGTTTGTAACTCCTAATCTTATAAATGCACTGTCTGGAGCATTTGCGTTATTTTTAGTATTAATAATTCTGAGTCCTTGAAAAGCATCATCAGCACTGTCTCTAACTCTTATAGAACCCAGATCAATATCTAATTTTGCTTGTGGACTTGCTGTACCTATACCTACGAACCCAGACGAATCTATACGCATGCGTTCTGATGGATTACTTGCACCATCAGCAGTTGTATGGAAACTTAATCTTCCAGGTGTATCATTATTTGCAGTCGTGTCATCATTCGTACAGTCTATTCTTGCCCCTGCATGATAATCAGTACCATCATTTAAAAGAAAAACTACTGATCCTGCTGTCCTAGTACCACTTGTTAAAGCACTTCCTAAATACAAATTAGCACTATCATTGGTACATCTGATGCTTAAACTTCCATGATGATTTGAACCTGATAAAGATCCTACTATTTCTGCTTGTGGATTTCGATTAGTAGTGGCTATAGGAACTGCTGTTACAGAAGTTGTTCCTAACATTAACCTTCCAGACGAATCTATACGCATACGTTCATTATTACCACCAGTTTGGAAACGCATATTATTAGTACTTCTTATTTCAAAATCATTACTATTAACTCTTAATAAACCTAAAGTCGTAGTATCATCTGCTATTCCTAAAACATTTCCATCACTTACTCTTCTTGTAAGTAATAAGGGTGCAGCACCATCAGCACAGAAAGAAGCTATACCAGCAGTTGCAGTGCCAGCAGTATTATCTCCAAATACAATTCCAGCTTGATTTGATGCAGCAGGGGTATTATTTGTTGTGCCTATAAGTACCCTTCCAGACGAATCTATACGCATACGTTCTGTATCTGCCGTTTTAAACAAGATTGCTTTTGATTCTTTCATATTTAACAAGGCTTCTTCACTACTTGTTATTCCAATTTGAAAACCATCACCAGAAGCTACACCTGTTGTTGTATTTGTAAACTGTGCTATAGATTTATCTGAATCGCCTTGATGAACATGGAGATTATTTGAAGGACTTGTTGTACCTATACCTATGTTTTTAGAAGTATTTATTGATAGTGCTACTCCACCATTCTGTATTAAATTAAATCCAACATTGGTTAATGTTCCAACAGAAGATGCCCCTCCTGTATTACCTAAATATATTTGATCAGCAGAAGAACTACCAACTTGTACTTTTATACCGGTATTACCAGAACCTACAACATGAAGTTTTCCTCCACTAGGACTTGTTGTACCTATACCTATGTTTCCATTTGTATCTATACGCATCGCTTGAATACTTGGTGTTTGACCAAAATTATTATTTGCATTTACAAAGAAAGCCAAATCTGAAGCTGTATTCCCTGAAGCAATAGCTGTAATTGCAGCAGGGCTACGGTTTCCTGATCCGTTTAAAGGTGCAAAATATAAAATTGATTGACAAGTTGTTCCAGAGCCAGATCCAGAGCCAATTCCTATATGTGCATTTGCAGAATTTATAGCTGCATCACTAGCAACAGTTTTAAATACGCCAAACTTAGCGAAATTTGTTGTTGACCCAATATTAACTAAATCATTACCAGCATCTACATTTATTAAATTAGCGTCAGTATCACCTTCAATTCTAAAATCTACATCAGCTCCTGTGTCATTAAACGTAACTTCAGTTGGAGTAATTTCAAATCTCTCTACACCAGCTGTTTCTACTGAAAATTCATTAGCTGCTCCGAATCTTATTTTTGTATCACTATCCCCACCGTGAATAATACTGTCAGGAATAATTAAATTACCAGATGAAATAGTTAGTCCATTACCATCAAAATTTGCAACTTCAGTAGCATTAGAAACAATTCCTATATCTCCAGATCCTTTTCTGTATAAACCAGTATCTTCGTCCGAAGTGAAAGTTATAGATGGAGCACCTAAAGCTCCTGCAGGAAATGTTCCACCTGCATTTAAATAATCAGCAGTGGCATATATTATTCCAAAAAATGCCTGTCCATTTGTTGGAGCAGAACTAAAAACTATATTTGTACCAACTAAGTTAAATCCCGAAGCACCAGTAGGATCAGGTTCTTGAATAACTCCGTTTACTGATATTAAAACTTGCTGAGGTGACTTTGGAAAAGGCACTGGTGCAGAACCAGCAACTTGTAAAGCAAAAGTTGTATCATTTCCGTCAAATCCACTGCTTATGTCATCAATTAATCTATAATCGTCAGCAGCACGAATAGTATTTCCAATATATGGCATAGCAGATTAAACTAAAAGTCTTCTTAATTTCTTTAATTATTTTAAGCTCAATAAATATGGGAGATTTCTAACTATTAGGTCCTGAAGTGGATGGCTGAGTCGGCCATGTAACATCTGTAATTACTGTATATGTTTGAGGAATATCTCTTAAATTTTGTCTATAAGCAGACCATTGTGCCTGATCAACAGAACATCCTGGTATTACTGTCCAGTCTGTAGATTTTAAAATATAATCTCTTTTTTTTCTAATATTTTCCCAAGAAGAATCGTCTAATTCTAAAACTTTTTCACCATAAACTATAATTTCAATAGCCTCAACCTTTGCTTTAAGACTCTCAAAATTATCAGATAAATTTACAAGATCATTATTTACTGATAATCCCATTTTAAGTCTGCTCTAGATAACTTACAGTTACATCAATGGCACTGGCTGTATCAGTTCTTACTCTTAAAACATCGCTTGATTCCATAATTACTTTTGATCCGCTAATTAATTCAAGGGCTGATCCTGCTGGTATCGGTGCATTCCTTATTAGAAATACGTCATCTCCTGTATTAGTAACTAAAAAAACATCAACATCAGCACTAGCTCCTGTCTTATTAGAAACTAAAATGCTAAGAAGAACTAATGTAGCAGAACCACCTGCCGTTAAAACATTTGCAGATGCACTAGTATGTGCATCTGTAACACAACTTGATTTTGTATCGACTTTGAAGGTGTTTGCCATATTATCCTAAAGCAATAATTAATGCTAAGTTTTCCCCTGAATCAAAACCACCAGTAACTGATAAAGATCCATTTACTTGGACGTTACCTGTAAAAGTAGCCGACCCATTAGAATCTATTGTAAGACGACTAGACCCACCAGTTACTAAAGCTATTTCATCAGCAGCAGGGCTAATAATTCCAGTATTAAAATCACCTGAGAATTTTAAAGCACAGCTATTTGTAGAGCCTCTTTCAAATACTGAATTGGTTCCGTCTTGTCTTAATAATGGGAATCCACCATTTGTAATCGCATCATGTATTACAACAGTCTTTAAAGAAGTATCTACCGTAACTTCTCCATCTGCACCTTTGAATCCAGTGTGCTCTGCTGTTGTTCCTCTTCTAAATTGAACTTGGGTTGCCATAATACTATCCTAACGCCACTGCTATTGCGGTAGCAAAACTTTCAGTTGCTATAGTCGAATCTACAGCCACTGTTACTGTGTTACCAGAAGCACTAGTATCAATACCAGTGCCTCCTGATAGCTGTAGAGTCTCAGAATCCAAATCAATAGCAATCGTTCCAGAATCTGTAGTTATGTCAAGATCTTCAGCAGTAATCTGAGCTTGCACATAAGCCTGAGTTGCAATTGTTCCGTTTGAATCAGGAACTACTAATGTTCTTGTTGTGCTACCTGATATTGAAGAGCAATCTAAAGCGAGTATTTTGCTATTATCACTGTTGTTTCTAACTCTAAATCCGCTATCATTTGTGACTACCGCAGTAGAAGTTATTGAAGCTAACCCAGTAAATGTTGTTGCACTAGCTCCTAAAGCTACAGCTGTGCTTCCGACTGTGACAGTGCTATTTGCTAATTGAGAATTAGGTATAGAGCTAGTTCCAAATTGTCCTGTTCCTGAATTGTAAGTTAATCCAGAACCTCCAGCTACACTTAATGACCCTAATAAAACAACAGTTCCAGCTGCATCTGGAAAAGTAATTGTTCTATCAGCCGTTGGATCTGTAACAGATATAGTTGTTTCAAAATCATTTGCAGTAGAACCTTCAAAAACTAAAGTTCCACTTACAAGTTTTATTGAGTTTGCAGCATCAGCCGAACCCGATATTAAAGTAGTACCAACTAATGTTGTAGATGTTAAAGAGGATAATCCAGCTATCGTAGTTGCTGTACCTCCTAAAGATATTGAAGTGCTACCAACTGTTAATGAAGGATTTGCTAAGTTACTGTTAGCAATTGATGATGCTGTAGATAGTATTGTTCCTGTTTCATTAGGTAACGTAAGTGTCTTATCCCCACCTGTGGCGTTTGCTGCTGTCAGTATTGTTTCATTTGCATCAGCTGATGAACCTTCAAATGTAATATTTCCACTGGCTATTGATATAGCATTAGCTGCATCAACTGCTCCAGAAACTAAAGTTGTTCCTATAAGAGTTGTAGAAGTTAATGAAGTTAATCCTGTAAAAGTTCCTTGAGTGGCACCTAAAGAAACACTTGTTCCACCAATTGTTAAAGCTGAATTAGCTAGTTGAGAATTAGGTATGGAACTAGTACCAAACTCTCCAGTTCCAGAATTGTATGATAATCCAGATCCAGAAGCAACACTAAAGTGTGCTCTTGCCTCAGAAGCAGACGGTCCTGTGTATGTAATTACACCTGTAGAACTGTTGTAAGCTAAACTACCATCTCCACCGCTATCTGTAACCGATACAGCTCCCCTCGCTCTTGTATTAGTAAAATATTGATTTGTACCTTCACTTAAATCAGTAGTGCTGTTCCCAGCAAAATCCAATTTATCAGAAGAAGAATTTAACTCCTGAAATAAACCAGAGACTAAAACAAGTGCCTTTCTTGTTGCCATTTTATATTTCGACGTAATTCAAAACTTATTGAATTACTAGTTATATCTATTTTACGTCCAGTAAACTGTCAGCTTAATAAGATAGGAGTCTCTATTTTTATGATAAATTGTCCAGTACTACCAGCTTCTCCTACTCGTGTTAAATAATTACCAGAACCAGAAGGTGGTGTCTCTGTAATTGATCCTGCTGAACTTGTTGACAAAAAGTATTCATTGCCAAAATTTAGTCCAGATGTTGCAATAATTCCTCTTACTAAAACTCGTATCTGTGACCCAGATGTTTGAGTTGTTTCTGCAAATCCAGCAACTTTAGCTTTGTCAAAAGTATCATTACCAATAGCTTTTCCTACAAACCCATCAGACGCTCGTGAGTAAACGGCATCTCCTTGAGTAACATCTTCAAATGTAGTCGTTACGTATCCAGTAACTTTTTGTATGGGAGTACCTGCAAAGGTTGATTTAAAATCTAAAAGTGATTCTGTAAATCCCTGAGCATTAGGTTCATAAGGTTCGTAATTTTTTACAATAGCCATTAACTTAATTTTATAGGTGGTTCAATTTGTACTGCCAATGACGTTGTAGTTGCAGCTTCCCCTAAACGAACAACAGCTTGACCTGCACTTGATGGTGGCGTTAATGTTATTGCTCCTGCAGTACTTGGAGAAAGAAAATATAAATCACCTGCATCTAAACCAGTCATTGTTTTTATTCCTATTACTATAACTTTTACAGTAGAATTAGCCGTTGCATCGGTATTTGCAAATCCAACCACTGTGGCATTTTCTAATAATCCGTTGGCTGCACTTGCTTTACCTACTTGACCATCAGATGTTCTCATAAACAAAGCATCTCCTTCACTAACATCCTCGAAAGCTGTAGCATCAAAACCAACTTGAAGAGGAGCAAAAGTTGGAAAACCCTCCTTAACATCTATTACTGCGTCAACTAATCCTCTATAATTAGGTTCATAGGGTTGACGAGTCATTGTAAAACTATTTGCTATCATTAAATCTCTTAAGACCGCAATAGCTCCTTCTATATTAGGTTCGTAAGCAGTTGACATAATTAACCTCTATTAATATCTATTTTAAACTGTGCCTACTATTATAATAGAAGTATGGAACCTCAAGTTATTGCTGCAATTATATCTGGAAGTATTGGTGCCTTTGCTGGTATTAGTAGAGCGTTAGGCAATTTTAATAGAAAGATAGATAAGAAATTTGATCGTGTTCAAAGAGAAGTAGATGATTTAAAGAATAGTGTAATTCATGATTATGTATTAAAAGAAGATTTCTTAAGAGAAATGCAAGCAGTGCATACTAAACTAGATAGAATTTTAGATCACCTTTTAAGTAAAAATTAAACATTTATCCAACTAGAACTAGAAGCTAAATATATTTTTAAAACTCCACTGCCTCCGCCACTAGTATCCCAATGTAATTGTCCGTCTACTGGATTAGCTGGTTGTCCAGCAGATACAGAAGCTACGGCTTTGACAGACTGAAATGCTGATCCATCAAATATTTTAAATATGTGAGTACTAGCGGTATCAAGCCAAGTTTCTCCTTTGCTAGAAGAGGTAAATCCAGCTGCAGAACTATTAGGTGCAGTGCTTCCTATATGAACAGGTCCTACCTTTATTAATCCTGTGTTTGGGGAGGCAGTATTATCAGCAAAGAAAAGACCAGGACTAACACTATTATTATTTAATGCTAACTCTCCCTCTCCTAATCTTATAGGAAAAGGTCTATCATTTGCTGTGCTAGATCTTCTTGTTTGAATTTGTACTGCCATAATTAAACCTCAACATTTAAATATAAACCTGCATCTACTACTGTATCCTGTTCAGTCTCTGGACTATAAGTACTCGCATCAAGATCACTAGTATTAGCAGCAGAATCTATTAATTCACCATTTATATAATTGCCTGAGTTAATTAAACCTGATTCAAAAATATCAGTAAATTCAATTAAAGGTTTATTGATAATTCCAAATTTTATGTCATCTAAAACAGTAGGAGATTTATTAAATAATTTATTGACCATAGCAATCATTCTGTTTGTAGTATTTAAAGATCTACCAGTTCTATCTAATCCACCCTCTACATCACGTTTCAAACTATCAGTAAGGGTCATGGCAACAACTGATGGATCAAAATTTGCTACATTTTGTCTATTATTAAAATTACCAATAATTTCTTTATTACCTTCCCATTTTGTAGATCTATTGTATAAAGCAAATATTTCAGCAGCCTCTTTTAATTTTTCTTGTTCTTTTTTCCAATTTCTTTCCCATGTTTCTAAACCCTTACCAATAGGTTTATCACTTGGTTCTAATAACCATGCTCCTACATACTCATGTTTTTTTAAATTCTCAACAGTGACATAACCACTGGTTGTTTCATCAAATGGATAGACAACTACAAAACTATTTGGATTAGGTACATTAGTAATTGTATATTCACCAGAAATAGCATTTCCACTTGTAAAATTTAATTGAATTTTATCGTTTTTATTTAAATTATGATTTGCAAAATCTACAGTAATATTTACACCAGATTGTGTATATTTAGCTGATAATTTCAGTGGTTCATTGCCTTCGTCGTGGACTAACGACCACATAGCTGCATAAATATGCTTGCACCAACGAAGTTGATAATATTGTAAATTTTGAAAAGAATCTTCTTTTTTATCCTCATATTCTGGTAACTCATAAAAATTATTAATAGTTACATATCCTAAATCTCTAAAAGTACCTGGAATATCTCTTTCATCACTCAGAGTACCATCAGGTTGTAGTACATTTCCAGGTTTTGTATCACGTATTGGAGTAACTGGAAATCTTGAATTATTAGATCTTTTAAATAAATCATAACTATCTCTTCTTGAGAAATCCTGACAAGAACAATTCCATCTTAGTTCTGTAGTTAAGAATCTACCAACTGCAAACCCTCTATGAGCAGGCACTGTTGTTTTAGCTACAGTATCAACCGTTTTTGCACCATAACTATCAGCTTTCTGAAATATTATTTCGTTTGTATTTACGTCAGATCCAGTTACTGTGTAACCCACATAATCATCATATCTAAATCCTCTTAATAACCTACTTAAAGTTAAATTACCTGAAGTTGATCCACTTGTTATTGTGGTAATTTTAAATTGTGTAGGTGAATTAACTTCGATTGTATATCTTCCTGAAGTTACAGCACCAGTACTGACATCTAAAAAGACTTTATTACCAGTAGACAAACCATGTACAGAACCACATGTAACGGTAACTTCTGAACCTGATCTAGTATATGTCGATGGTATCCCTGGGTCTTTTTCTATTATGCGATCAGCCATTCGTTCCCCAGATAAAAATGCAACTTCTGTAGGTAAGCTTCTTAATTTAACTCTTACAAATCTCCATCTACTATCATTAAACGCTGTTGAATTATGATAAACAACATTACCTGAAGTTGTAAGAGAATTTGTAGCTGTAACTGTAAATGTATTTTGAGTCTTACTTACAATTGTTAATGTTTCATCTATTGCAGTTCCTGTAGAAATATCAAGAAAAACATCATCCCCCGGAAACAAACCATGATCTGATTTCTCAACTATAAGAGTTGTTCCATTCTGTGAATAGGTTGCCTCTACAGATGGGGCTAAATATCTTACTGCAAGTATTGGCAAACCAAAGTTATAAAAACTAAATCCATCTGTATCTCTCATCCCACAAACATGCTCACCTAATTCTTTATTTTTAGATGGAAAAGTAAATATACGTGCTGGTATAAAAACGCCTGGAAATTGTTGAAAAGTAAAGAACAATCTATAATCTCCCCTTCTATCTCTTTCTTTAGAAGTAGACCCTAATAATGTCTGCATCATTACATATAATTCGTACCCTCTTCTCCATCTAGTCCATAAAGAATCTTGATTATAAAACTTTAGTTCACTTTCTAATTCATAACCATCTGTACCTCGTGGATAAATACTTGGTTCTTTTGGTTTATTATCAAAATTTTTAAATTTTTTATTAAAATCGAAATTTGACGATTTACCAAAATCTCTTATTTCGAATGGCATTATTTTTAGTAGAAACCACCTTGAACATTACAATAAAAACCATTAGTTAAAGCCGTAGCTCCACTCGCTGCAACGTATAATGCTTGACCTCTCTTTAACATCAAACCTCTTTGTTTAGGTGCTATTTCGTTATTGGCAGATCCAAAATTATTACCTGCTTGCACTGTGGGATGATTTATAAGAGGTAACTTCTCATTTAAAGTTAAACTGTAATCTTGTTGACTGCAATCAATACTGGCAACAAACAAAGGAAAAAACTGATTTATATTAGTAACGACACCTGCATTAACAAGATAAAAACAAAAATCCGTTGGTAATGAAATGTCAACATTACCAGTAATTGTGCCACCTAAAGAAGGTATAGTTACATCAAAAGTTGTGCTTGTGAAATTTACAGTGTCTAATACTGTGAATACATCGTCTTTTGGTACAACACCTGAACTATAAGTTTTAAAATCTAAAAATACACTCTGTCCTATTTCTAAATTATGTCCAGAAGATAGAGTTACTGTACAAGTTGTGCTATTAGCAGAATAAGTTCCTGTTGGTGCAGTTACAGCATCTATTGTTTGTAATACTTTTTTTGTGTATCTAAAAAATATTTCATCAACATATGCCCCACTAATCGCAGTATCTGTTAAAGCAGAGTCTACATCAAAAACTTTAGTAGCATTACCAACCGCTGTAGGAATCAAACTTGTTAGGAAAGATTGACCTGAAGAAACCGTGCATAATGTGGAGGCGGTTGCTGGACGATCCACCATTAATGGTTGTTTGTTTGAACTACTACTTGACACTGTTACTTTCTAAAAGACTTAGTTTAATTATATAGGAAGGTTTTTTTCCTATTTTTTATCTTTTTCTTCTTTTTTTCCTTTTTTAGTTTTAGCATCTCTAGCTTTTTCTAAAGCTTCTTTACGCTTTTCTTTATCAGACATTTTTTCTCCGCTACCATCCTCTTTCTTTTTATTTTTATTCTTAAAATACTCAAGAAGTTGGGGAGGCATTTTTCCTTTAGCCATCAGAATTCTCCAATCTAGATACAGGTACAGAAGCTACGAAACGATTAGGTAAAAAATCACCTCTAACAGTTGGGGCTCTTAAGTAATCCCTTTCTGCAGTAAAGATGTCTACTCGTCTGTCTCCTGCCATTCTAGTACGTCCTCTACTTTCCTCAAAAGGATTTTTTGCAATTTTTTCTCCTCTCCCATAAATATCCTTATCTCTTTTAACACCGAGAGTATATCCAAGTTTTGTTGTAGGTAATACAGGCATTTATAAAGCAGCTAAACTAAAAGTTACTGTGGCATCAGTACCACCTGCCTCACTAACAAAAACAGGTTTTATAAACTTAACAGGTCTATCAGATACACTATATGAAGTAGATCCGTTTGAACTTATTGTCTGTGCAGCAATAATTGTTGCATAATTTGTTCCATCAATACTACCATCCAACCTAACAACTACATTAGTATTTTTATTTGCAACAGTAACAATTAAAGTATAGCTTTTTGTCGCAAAAAAGTTATTAGAAGCTACCTGCAAAACTGTTCCATCACTGGGTGCAGTTAGAGCTGTATCATTTAAAAATATTGTGTCTTGAAAGTAAGTTATAGCCATTGAAACAATGCAGTCGTTTTCTTAAGAATAACAGGAAGAAATGTTCTTATCTGTGATTTGTCTCTAGAAATAAACGAGTTCCTACCGCTACATCAGCAGGTCCAGGCAGTGCCTGTATAAACTCAGCACCTTCTCTATTAAAACGATATCTAGCTTGTTCTGGATTTCTATAATTAGGTACATATAAATGCATAGCGAGTCTATCTGTTTCGTAAATATATATTTCTGTCCAAGTTTTTAAAGTTTCTCGAAAGTCAGAAGTAGAAACTGTTCTATCAACGTCACCTAAAATACTTTCTATTCTATTTTTTGGAATAGTATTATTATTAATACTTCCAGTCATGTCCGTTCTTTTTTCGGCTTCGTCGCATCTACCAATCTGCTCTACAATCTTACTTACCCAAAAAGAATCTTGAACATTATTTAAAGCTTCTTCTAGACGAGCCTGATCACCAGCTGGTATCGAAGTCAAGTTATAACCTAAATGCCAACGTATTTTTGATTGTATAAATGTATCGAGCTTCATTCAAACAAGTAAAATATACCTGTTACTAGTCTACTCTCACTAAGTTCTCTTTAAATATTGCATCCCAATCAATTCGTTTGATACCTTTTAATTGTTCCAATTTTGTATATCTTTCTCCAGTCATTGTGGTTTGCAAGTCTTTAATATCTCTAGCTGTCTTTAAACCAACTCCTGGCAATGTATCTGCAATTTGTCTTGCACTTGCATTATTAATATTTATTCTTTTATCTAATGGGAAAGTTTCTCTATTAGTAGGTTTAGCATTCTTATCTCCAGTAGCTTTTAATTCCGCTGTTAATCTCTCTTCAGTCTGAATTTTTTCATTAGTTGCATCTAAACATGGAATTAAATCTTCTTCACTTACATACTCTACTTCGTCATTAGCATTTATAACCATATAAATACCCTCTCCATGCTGAGAGACTTTTTCCACTAATCCACCTGTTACTTTGTGTTGATACAGCATAATTAAAATTTATCTTCCTCTAATTTAGCTTACCTTAATAATTTTTCATTGACAATGAAAAAGCGAGTCGAGAGACTCGCCTTTCCAAAATATTCTAAAAATATTGATTATGAATCTGTTCCGCCTACCTGTGAAGCAAAGTCCACGAAGGAAGAAATATCATCCCAAGTTACAGCTTTTGCTGGACGTAAGTAGTTTACACGACATACGATGTATGCTGCTCTACCTGCGTCTGAATCATCTTGAGAGATAAATACACCATCACCACTAACTGTAGTACCTGTGACAGCATTGACATTATAAACTTTGAAAGTTGTGTCTGCTGTGACTTTGTACAACATAGCGTTTGCAGCGTCCTGATCATCAATACCAGCTGTAGTAACAGATGTCCAGAAAGGAATCTTCGCAAGTGTTACATTTTCTGATCCTTGAGTAAACAGTGAACTAGCAGCAGTCAATGTACTTGATGCTGCAGCATTACCTAATGCCTGTGTTGCTGGTACACCAATTGGGTTACCACCATTATCAGGACCAAGTAATAGAAGCTCAGAAGTTGTACCTCCAAGATCTGCTGTTATTGGAGATGCTGGGAAACTAGGAAGACCACCAGTAGGTGTGTCCTGTCCAATAGCTATGGATGCTCCATAGACATAAGCAGGTCTGTCTGAACTAGCTTTGACCACTAAACTTGTGCGGTCATCTCTTACTCTGTCACTTACTCTTCTATCTGGAGAAGGTACAGTGATGTTGAAACTTTTGAAACTAGCTTTATCAGCTGAAA